CCAGCTACTGCTAGGATTTGAACCTAGGTGATTGGATTCAAAGTCCAAGATACTAACCACTATATGACAGTAGCTTACCCAAAAATATAATGTATGTATTCTTTAAGTATGAAAGATATATCACAATTAATACTCGTAATAACTATACTGTTACTTTTTATAGTTTTACGAACAATGAACAAACACCAGGGTGATTCCATAAATAGTCAAACTGTGTGGTCATATTGGGATTCACCATACCAACCACCTATAATAAAAAGGTGTATAGAAAATTGGCAGAGTGTTGGTGGTTTTAGGGATATACGTGTTTTAAATAAGAATACAATTAGTAATTGGATTCCACAATCGGAATTGAACTATTTCACTAAAATAACAAGTAACGAAGCAAATAAATCAGATTTAATCCGATTTTATTTACTAAAAAATTACGGTGGTATATGGATAGATGCATCCGTATTTTTTAATAAAAATGCGTTTTCTTGGTTACCACAAGATAATAAAGTTTTTTGCTTTAAAGCCGATAGATTCTCTAAAGAAGAAATTACGTGTTTAGAAAACTTTTTTATAAAATCACCAAAAAACGATCCTTTTATTGTAGATTGGTTTAACCAGTGTATCGAAGATTTTACCGATACCAAATACAAAGAAAATAACAAAAAGTACAGAGACATAATAGGACCAAATGGTGATTATCTTGTTCCTTATGTATCGAGTATGAAACTTAATTTATATAAGTACCCAAATCTCATAACACAAAGTGCAGAAAAAGGACCGTATAAAGATACAATCGAACACAATTGGGACGCGGATAAAATATGCAAAAATATAACGTACACTGAAAATTTAGTTAAATTATACAACCAAACGCGTGATAAATGTTCGGAAGATATTATCCCATTACAACCAAAAGAATTAGTAACACCTCGTGTTATCGTTCAAACGTATCATGTTAAATCAAAAATACCGAGTTACGTTTACGAAAATATTAAAAAATATGCACCTGACTATAAACACGTTATTTATGATGATGCAGAAGCGTATACTTTCATTGAAAAACATTTCGGTATTGATACCGCTTCGAAATTTTTGGCTCTAAGACAGGGTCCTCACAAAGCCGATTTGTTTAGGTACTGTTATTTATACCAATACGGTGGTATTTATCTCGATATAAAAACAGAACTTATTAAACCAGTCTCCGAAATATTTACGAACGATTATTTATACTCCGTATTATCAATTATCAATAATTCCATATATAACGGTATAATAGCAACACCCCCAAAAGATCCAATTTTCTTAGATTTAATACAATTCATGGTCAAACAAGATAATAACCCACATTACTTATACAATTGCGTTGAAATGTATAACATGTTGAAAAAACGTTCGGGATCTAAATTACAACAAGGGTATAACCCCGGAAATACATACTTATTTGAAGAAGTGTGTACAGAAAGAGACAGTTTACAAAGACATGGTGATAAATCAAATAAATATAAATATAAATATCATACACAATGTAAAAATGGTACGGATAAGTATGGTTTATGTTGTTACATTTATGATAAAGGAGACTTTATCATAAAAGGGAGATATTCAGATTTTCCATGGAAATAAATTTAAGACCAAGGTATATCTTGTGGTCTGAACCGACACCCAATTTTTAAAAAGTTAACAAACTGTTTAAATTCTGATTCGGGATTTTCCATATACACCATTGAATCAAGTACTGTACCTACAAACATATTATATTTATGGTGTGGACCGTTATGTGTTAACCTATTTTCACGTAAATTACCAATTTCACGCGGCATCATTATTATATTATCACCCGCTTGTAAATCGTATTTCACTGTATCAAATAACGGGTGGTGTCTAAACTGAATAGGTATAACGTGATGGTCTTCGACGTTACGAATATTGAAACGAAGTTTAAAGTTTTTTCGTAACAGTGACCCGTATCTCATACCATAGTCCGGGAATAGATTTAAACCTACACGCATCATCGAGTCTTCGAGTTCATCAACTTCGTCCCATGCGGTAAAACACTCATCTGAAGATGAATTAGCGCATATTTCCTTTGCTTCGTCTATAGCTTCTGCGAACCTATACTTGAGACGCGGATTCTCGAACGTTTCTGGTGTAATGTCTATTTTTTTCGAATATGTACTTTCGAAAACATTCTTACGTATTTGATGTCGTTTATTTTCGGGCGATGGTGTAACTGAAAAAACTCTAATCATTTACTTTTTAACGCGCTAAATCTTTAACACGTTAGAAAGTAGGTAATATATGATCCTAGCGGGGGTCGAACCCGCGACCTCGGCGTTGCGTGTGTGACGATAAAGTCACTTAGGTATACCTAGTAATGTATAAGCACCGCGCTCTAACCTATTGAGCTATAGGATCGTATCTATACATCGACCACAAACTTTAAGCCAAACACAACTTTTACTAACCGTAAAACGTACTCTTTGTATTCAATCATTTATACTATTCTATTACTTCTTACCTTTATGTTGGTTTGAAATCGGAAACGAAGTTAACTCACATTGCGACACGTCAGTACTCATTTTCCTACCCAACTCTAAATCTGGTGTATTTGGTCTCGATTTAGCTAACCATTTAACGATTTTACGTTTATTATATTCACTGTCCGTACCACCGCCAAGATTTGTTCCTATTACGTTCAAACCATTACACACGTCGGGTTTATTTTCTTTGTCTGGAAACGCCATATTAAACGCGTCTATGGCATTTGGTGGAATATCTGGTGAATCGTCCAAAAGACGATCGTATTCTTGTCGACACTTAGTCACGAATTCGTTTACGTCACCTCTGTGGTCAGTTTCGAGTGATAATTCCATCTCGATATTTCTATAAAACTTAGACCATTGGATACACATAGACGAGTGCGTTTCCATCATTTTTGAACTATTGTTGAACTTAGAAACAGACGTAAGTATACCCGCGAGTACGTTTAAAAACGCAAAAAAGTATTGAACAGCTATGATTTGTTTTTTCTTTTCGTCCGTCATACTTTCATCGTTTGGACTCAAAACCGCAAAACCACCAACACCTGTTATACTGGAAATAATTATACACGGGTACGATAACCAATCGTTTTGTTTCTTATAAAACATGCGCGAATAGTTATGTAGCCATCTATACCCTGCAGCTTTTTCGGCCCATCCGATAAGAAGTTTTTCTTGTTTTGGACACCAATGATGTTGGTCTGTTGTATTAACTCCCATTACTATTTCTTAGAAAATAAGTATGCATATTCCCTGGCTAATGTATCAACACGCTCGTTATTTACGTTTCCATTATGTGCCTTGACCCATTTAACATCGACGAGTTCAAACTTACGCATTAATTCAATCATTTGTACCCATTCATTTTTATTCTTTACATCGTAACCATTTGACGTTTTCCAACCGTTACGTTCCCAATTCTTAGACCATTCTGTTAAACCCATACGCACGTAATTACTATCGGTAAAAACGCGAACGGTTGTAATTCCAAGTTCCAAACACTTTTCTAAAACTTTTATAATTGCCGTCATTTCCATAACATTATTGGTTGTAATATATTTACCTCCACTATCTTCTATTTTATGGATGACAGTCGAAAGTGTTCCGATTATGAGGTACGCCCACCCACCAGGTCCAGGATTACCTAGACAACTTCCATCTGTATATGCTTCGATCATTTATAGTATACACAGGTTTAAACTTTATACTTCGATATCGTATTCTTGTCTTTTTGGGAAACATTTATAATAACATTTAAAAACTGGTTCTAATAAATAATACACACCCCAAATAGTTCCCAAAACTATTAAAAATATATAAACACCTTCCATTACCATAGTATAAACATTAAATCTTTATATTTCAGAGTTCCTATTAGTGTTTCCAATACAACCCTCTTGGGAGTTTAGGTTCGTATTTTGGGCGAGGTTCCTCGTCGTCTTCATTATCTTCATCACCACACAAACACCAACCTTTTTTTATTGCAATACAGACTAATATCAGAACTATTGTTCCAATCGCATAATAAATAGTTAACATATTTATATTATTACTTAAAATTTTAAGTCATTATAATAAAAAAACATGTTCCACCAAGATTGGGATGAAGTTACCATACACGGTAAAAGTGTTAAAAAGGAAAAAGAAAAAGAAAAATACGTCAAGTTCATGGGTCAAGAGATAAAATTACCGAAAAGGAGTCAATATTCGGGTAAAACACCCGACCAAAAACTCGACGAAACTGAATTAGGAACCCATAAAAAGGTCGGTAAAGAAACGGGGTTAACTATTCAAAGGGCACGGGTCGCAAAGAAATATACACAAAAGGATCTTGCAAATCTGATAAACGTATCGTCAGATATAATTTCATCGTACGAATCGGGTAAAGCAATTCCGGATCATAAAATCATGCAAAAACTGCGTCGAGTATTAAGTGTTAAACTCTAATATATTACATCATGGATAATACACTAGGTAAACGAATTCAAATGCTACGTATAAAAAGAAGTCATACACAAGTTGAACTTGCACACAGAATAGGCGAAACTTTAGATACTATAAACAGAATTGAATCAGAAAAAACAGAACCAACCTGGTACGTACTCGAAAAAATACAAAAGTATTTTAAGGTTAAACTTTAAAATTTGGTCTAAATTTTAAAATCTAAATTTTATTTGTATATATTTTTTAAATTTTATTTATTTGCTAGTAAACGTTTAATATACGATTAGTTGGAGAACGCGAGACCGCCCATACCGGATTGCACGCGGAGAACGTTGTAGTTAACCGCGAACATGTCGAGGGATGGTGTGGCCAAAGTGGAACCAGTCAAACCCTTAAGTTCGACGGCAACTTGCGCGTTGTCAATTCTGGAGAAGTTGCAAGTACCCGTTGGTTGGTGCTCTTCTGGCTTAAGCGCAAAGGAGTACGAGTAGATACCTGGCATTGGGGAACCAGAGTGGTGTTGGTATGGTTGCACTTGGTTGAAGTACTTACCGGATTGTTCCTTGAATCTGTCTTGACCGTTGAGGACCAACTTGAGAGATTTAAGTGGACCGACCGACGTAGCGGCGGCTCCACCCGCATCTTCACCAAAGACATTGCCGGACCCACCAGTTTTGGTTTGGAACAATGGAGTACCGATAGAATCCAGTGCGACAGCACCTTCGTTCGCGACGTTAGCAGCTGGATCCAAATCGATGACAACATCAGACGAACCCGCGTTGGAAGTAAAGTTCCACAATTTTGGACCGGCGGCACCAGTACCGTCGTTAAGACACCAGACCAATTCCTTGACTGGGTGATTGTACGACAATCTGACTTGCTTGGTCGCACCGGCAGTCACCGAATCGGAACCAGTGTGTTGCACTTGTTCGATCAAGTATTCGTGACCCTTTTGCGCGAATCGTCTGCGTTCTTCAGTGTCGAGGTAGATGTAGTTGGCCCAGACCTTGAAAACAGACTTGTCCAAGTAGTCTTCCAAGTCCGACGCCAAGTCAAAGTCAAGTCTGACTTCGTGGTATTGCAAGGCAATCAATGGCAAAGCCAATCCTGGGTTTCTGTTGAAGAAGAAGATGAGTGGCAAAAAGACAGTGGATTCCGCTGGTGTCCACGACGAAGTCATCTTACCCCACGACGCCTTCTTGGAGGCGTCCAAATACAATTCAGAGTACAATCTCCACCATCTTTGGTAGTGCTTGTCAATGCGTTGACCGCCAACGGACAATTCAACATCCTTGATCGCACGTTCCGCGATCCAGCAGGTACCAGTGTCACCACCAGTGGACGTCAATCCGGTTTTCGTCTTGAGTTCGACGTACATGTCACCGACCAAATCACCATTTCTGGCGACCGTGACGGAAACGCGACCAGAGTTGGCAGCGGTACCGTTAACAGTTTGTTCGATGTTTTCCATCGCGAAGTTAGTGTGGCGTTTGTAAACCGCCTGGAAGAAAGTGACTTTTGGGTTACCAGTCAAGTAGACATCTTGGGCGCCGTAGGCGACGAGTTGCATGAGACCACCGGCCATATTTGTTTGTTTTGTACTATAGCATGAGATTTTTTTTTCAGATGATTTCGCGAAAAAACACGATTTGATTTTTCCTGGTACATGTTAAATGTCTACTGGATCTGTACCAGAACTCGAAAGTGTCGACGGAAAAAGCGTCGACGAAACTATTGAAATTGGTTCCGAAACTGGATCAAGTATTGAAGATGACCTATCTACAACCGGTGGTGAACTTCCATTAGTGGATGAATTGGAAGATGGTATTTATAGTGATACTGATATCGAACTCGACGAAGATTTCGAGACCGATAGTATTGATAGATTAGGAAACCTTTTAAGTTCAGTTCTTGTAAACGAAGAAGGTGAAACTGTGTGTTCAGCCTTAATAAATATTTCGAGGCAACTCGAAGTTCAGAACAAGATAATGATAAAAATGTTAGCTCAACTCCAAAAAAGAATTTAAAAAATTAGTGTTTAATATTTATAATACTATGGATACAATAAATACCATATACATTACTCCGGACGACGACCAAAAAGAGGAAGCTTATTATCAGGATTTAAGAAACCGTATTTCTGATCTTCGTCCAGAGCAATTATTAAAATTAATTCTATCAGAGGAGAAAAGGTATGGCCTGGTTAAAGATGATCGTAAACCAGACCTTCACTGTTCACCCCCCATTAAACTCGCGTATAAAATATTTTTTAAAACCGATGAATTAGACCCAGAAACGAATGAACCTACATTTGTAGATATTCAACAAAAATCGAGTGTATTTAGACATAATTTAGAAAATATTGCTACGTACTTCAATCGTGCAAAAGCATTAAGTTTATTTGAATCCGATATAGGAGATATGGATGATGATAGCGATTTGGCTCTATATACAAGGTTAGACCGTTTAATGAAACATGTTAGTGATGTTTGGGCCATTCTTCTCTCTACAACGAGAATATACGAACGTATAAATTTTCCGACACAAGTTGCCATCGAAGTTTCTACAAACCCTTCAGTACTCAGCCCTTCACTCCCTCCTCCTACATTGGATGATTATAACTCGCACCAAACGGCGTTTCATATACTCGTAGATTATTGTGAAAAAAATGATATAAAACGATACAAGGGTTATACGTGTAAGCAAATTATAACGGCAGAAAAACATAGAACGCGTGCTTGGAAACAGTCTGAAGAAATTAAAGATTTTGTTTATCGAATTGCTGATAAAAACACGTGGCATGAATTATGGTGTTTACTAACATCGTCTAACGGAACCAGTGGATTTACCCAAGTTATCAAGCAACTAACCGAAGCTTACGATATGCAATTTCCAGAGATCAAAAAGAATAGGCGCGTTTGGTCGTTTAAAAATGGTCTATTTATTGGCGACAGGTATAACGACCAAACTGGTTTATATCAGACCGAATTTTACAGATACGATTCGAAAAATTATAAAAGTCTCGATCCAACAATTGTAAGCTGTAAATATTTCCCTATTGATTTTGTAGATCACAGTCATATCAAAAATTGGGAAGATATACCAACTCCTCATTTTAATAGTATTCTTAAATATCAAGACCTAGAAGATGAAGTTTGTAAATGGATGTATATCCTCGGTGGTCGTTTATTTTATGAAGTTGGTGAGATGGACAAGTGGCAAGTCATACCGTTTATAAAGGGTATCGCACGTTCCGGTAAATCGACTATCATTACCAAAGTATTTTCTAAATTTTACGAAGCGAGTGATGTAAAAACAGTGTCAAATAACATAGAAAAACAATTTGGGTTAGGTCCCATTTCAGAAGGTTTGATGTTTGTCGCACCGGAAATAAAAGGTGATTTCAGACTCGAACAGGCAGAATTTCAAAGTATAGTTTCTGGTGATAGTATGAACATAGCTATAAAAGGTAAACCTGCTAAACCTCTCGATGCATGGATAGTACCTGGATTTTTAGGAGGTAACGAGACCCCGGGATTTAACGATAAACAGGGTAGTGTTGTTCGTCGTTTGATTACATTCGATTTTAGAAAACAGGTTACGGACGCAGATTCAGATCCAACATTGGACGATAAACTCGAAAAAGAATTACCAATTATTATGGAAAAATGCGCACGTGGATATTTGGAATACGCACAAAAATATAAAAATAAAGATATTTGGAGTATTTTCAATACTCAATATTTCTTCAAAGTAAGAGAACAAATTGCTTCATCGACGAATCCTTTGGAGAGATATTTACAAGCTGGTTATTACAAGGATTGTCAATTTAGAACGGGTAGTGACCTAAAATTTCCATTGGATGTGTTTGAAGACTTATTCTATAGTTATTGTACCGATAAAAAAATACACAGACCAAGATTCGATGAAGACTTTTACAATACATCTTTTAGTACGCGTAAGTATAAAGTTCGTACAGAAGAGAATGATTATTTGGTAATCACTAATCCTGAAAAATTACACGAACCAACGAATTTTAAAGGTAAAAAAGTTATATATGGATTTACCATGGATGTAAAAGAAAATACAAAGGGCTACGATGTAACACTTTTGTGAAATAATGAATAAAATCTCATGATAGTGTAAGTATGGATCCTCGTCAATTCATAAAAAATTCAAATGTTCAGGTTGAACGTCCAGGTACTGCGCCTAGTATTGGCCAAGGTGTATCATCACCTATATTTAATGAATTAAGAGTGGGTAAATTTAGACCAGGTATATATAATGGTGTAGTAAATAAATTATTTACTACAGATGATAAACGTCTCGATATCAAATATATACTAAAACAAAGACCGAAAGGACATGCGCCTATATCAAACGGTATAACTGTAGATGTTAACGAAATAAAGGGTATATATGGGAGATTTCAAACCGGTGCTATACACACAAAAGATTTTGGTTTAAAAGGTGATTTAAATAAAAATTTCTCTTCCGCGCAATTTACCGGGTACATTATGGATGGTGTTGAAAAAAAGAATTTTAGTTTTAACGTATACACTAATGGTAAAATTCGTCTATCGGGTGGATTTCTAGGTTCAAAAAATCTTAAAAAACAGCCAACGGCTTTACAAAAATATATAGTAGATACGTATACAGAAAAACAGAAATTTTTATACAACGATATATTCTATAATAATATTGGAGGTCAGTTTTTAACAAATACAAATTTTCAATTATCTAAAATGACACAAGAATTCCGTCAAATGCGTTCATGGGGAGTTTCGTTTCTTGAATATGAACCCGAAATTTCTCCATTTCTTTATTTAAAATATAAAGAACATGCGTTTATTCTTACTACAAAATCAGGTAAGGTAGGTTCGGGTATTGTTCAATTACAAGGTGAATCTAACCCCGATGATCTCGAACGTGCTTATTCCGTTGGTGTAGAACTTGTCAAAAAATTACATAGTAATGGTTACACGTCTGGTTTAATTAATAAAAACGTTAATGCGGATAAAAAAGTGATTCAAAAACTTAAAGCAAAAGCTTCGACGTGTCCTAAACCTAGACGACCACCGTGTAAAGATGGATTCGATGTTAAAAAAAATCCACAAGGATACGATTGTTGTTATAAAAAACCAAAAAAAACACTTGTTAAAAAAGTTACAAAACAGAAAGAAAAAAATACAAAAATTACTTACGATAAAGATGGTACTATGAAAATAGGAGGACGTAAATGCGAAAAACTTACTAAACCAGTATTATTACAAGTTGCTAAAAAATTAGGAGTTGGTGTTAGAAATAAAAATTCGAAAACTAGTATATGTAAAGCTCTCGATAAAATAGAAAAGGGTAACTCTACGTATAAAATAAAGGGTAATTTATGTCGCGAAATGAAAAAAGAACAATTAGTAGCACTCGCTATATCCAAGAGTATATCCGTAAATGATACGGATACCGTAAAAAGTTTATGTGAAAAACTAGAAAATAAACCTAAAACACCTAATTCGCCCAATGCACTTGCTAATGAACTGGAAAAAGTGTTACGAAATGCTAAGAAAA